TAATCATTTCTATATAATGGATTGCTTTTAACAAATCCTGTTTCTTTCCTTTATCCTGGTGTCTGCAAATATATTTAATTGCATTGCCTTCAGCAAACAGTATCTTATTTTTATTGATAAATAAAGAAGGTTGTATCTTATATTTCTTATAATGAGCTCCTCCTACCTGTTTAAAAAACGTTTTATTACTCATAACTGATATCCTTTCCAATCTTTTTTTGATTTTAATATATAAAGATTCTCCATAGATCTTGTTGAACCAACATACCAAACCCTATGTTCTTCATCTTGTTTTTCTACACTTGCTTCTATAGATTGTCTTATCTTCCTTGCATTATCTAAAACAAGAATAACATTCTTACATTCACCACCTTTTGCTGCATGAATGGTTGATACTTCTATTCTTGGTTCTTCAGATAATTTTTCACCATTAGTTAACATTGTTCTAATGTATAATTCTTTTTCTTGATCTAAATTTGTAAATGCATCAAACCAAGTTATTCCAGGATTAAATCCAAGATCTTCCATTTTGATTGAATTTTTATTTTCAAATTTTTTTTCGTTAAAAGTATCATCTAAATATTCATATATATCTTTGCAATCTGCTATTGATATTTCTTTTCCTAAAGTAAGATCAGTCCACTTTAATACTGATTTATAAAGTCTACTATCAATGCTTTTTCCATACCTATTTTTGAAATATAATTTTTTCTCTTTCAATAGTTCAGATATTTCATCTGATCTATAAGTTGTTCTAGTTAATATTAACCATTTATCTGTGGTTAAATCTAAACTATCTATATCAAATATAGTATCAACTTTACCCTGAACTACATTTCCATCTTTATCTTTCTTTGCATAATATACTTTTTCTTTTCTTTTACCCTGAATTCTATTTAATATTGTATTAGATAATTCTTGAACTGCTAATGGTATACGTTCAGATTGTTGTAAAACTTCTTCTTCAGCCGGCTCATCTATAAATCTATTAACATCAGCTCCAGCCCAAGCAAAAATAGCCTGGTCATCATCTCCGGCTAAAAATATATCTTTAGATCTTGATTTTAACACATCAAACATTCTCCACTGAATGGGTGATAGATCTTGCGCTTCATCTATAAAGATAACTTCAAACAAAGGACATTTATCTGAATTAAGAACAAATTTTTCTATCATGTCTGTATAATCGTCTAAGTTATAAACTTTCTTATAATTATTAAGATTAATATTTATATGATGCAATGTATCTAAATCTATATCCCTACTCCATTCATTAGTGTTAAACTCATCTTCAATTGAAATACATTTAACTCGTGCCTTACCAATCAATTTAAAATATTCATTGTCACAATTCATATAACAACTTTCTTCTGAATCACTTGAATAATTAACTCTTATACTTAATTCTTTACCTATTTGTTCATAATGAATAGGTTGCATAACATTATCTTCACTCATACCTAAAGTATGAAAAGCTAAAGAATGTAGCGTTTGAAAAAATTTAACATCTGATTTATTAAAATTTTTATTTAAGTGTAAAAATCTTTCTCTAGCTTCATTTGCAGCTTTTCTAGTAAAAGCAAAATAACCTATTTTATTTAATGGTACTCCTCTTTTTAAATAACCATCTACTTCATTTAATAGTCTTCTTGTCTTTCCTGTTCCTGGAGGACCCAATACTTTTCTAATCATTAAAATATATCCTTTTTAGATTTGATAGATATTACTTCAGGTTTAGAAGATTTAATTTTAAATTTATCTATAGGTATTTGTATTACATCAATTGGATCATGTGATTCTTTTTCACCTTGTTTTTTAGGAAATCTTTTTGGTATATTGATTTTAGTTATTTCTTTACCACCACCTATTTGTATTATTTTTTCTGCAGTCTTGGATTTATTTTCTTTCCAATCTTTATTCTTTAAAGAGTTATAAAAATTTTGGTATTTAAAGTATGCATACTCACCTTCTATTAATACAGATCCAGCTTTAAATGAAACATTAGATTTAGCTTGTGGTCCATTAATATATTCTTTTAAGTACTCTTCTAGTTGTTCATCAGGAGTAGTTCCTTTTGGAGGTAATAGTTCTTCTTTTGGAGGAAACAAACTATCCAATACTTCTTGAAACTCATTTGATTTTACTTTTGGAGGAACAAAGTCAGCTGCTGCTGCAATAATAGATCTTATCTCTTCTTGTAAAACTATTTGTTTAATATGTTTAGCTTTAACACTTTTAGAATCACCATTAGGTAATTCTACGTTGAAAGTATATTCTGGTTCTGGATATTTAATCTTAACCAAACTAGATAGTTTAGGAAATAATACTTTTCTATCAGATAAAAATCCATATTTTCTTTTTGCACATTCTGCTTTCATACAAAAATTAGCAATAGGATCTTGAGTACACGTATATCCTTTAGTAGAATCTTTTTTCCAAGATCTAATTTTATCTCTTACTTTCTTTTCACCCCAATCATCAATAACTAATCCATTAGAATCTTTTAGAAAATATTTTTTAGGAGCATCTATTACCATCTCTTCCCATTTGTCCTGGTATCTCTTCTTTGCAAATACCATGTAATTATATAACCATCTATCTCTACCATCATCTAATTCTTTTTTAGTCATCATCTGTAGACAAGGAGGACCATCATCAAACTCGGATGGGCCTCCCTGTAGTACAGTTTTCACATGGGCTAATGAAAACTCTTCTAATTCTTTTTCAGTTTTTAAATTCGCTTCTATAACTTTTATAAATTGATCAAATGAAAATGCTTTACCATCAAAGTTGATAGCCACTCTTTCGGATTTATTGTAATAAGGAAGATTAATAAAATTACCATTAATAAAATTTCCTTCTGAATCCTTACCTAGTTCTGTTTGTTTAGGAAATATTTCAATTCTTAATGGAAGCTGTAATGTAAATAATAAACTTTCTAAAAACTTTTTAATAACCAAAGCTTTAACTGGTTCTTTTAAAAATACGTAAAGATGTAATCCACCACTTTTAGATTTAATAGGGATTAATGGAAGATCGTATTGTTTAATAATATCTAAATACTTCTTAATTGAAAAATCTTTATAGTCTTTAGAATCAATATCTATGGCACCAAATCTTGCTATACCATCATCATCACATGGTTGTATACCTATAGATTTATTACCTTCTAAGTGATCTAAATAATCTTGTTCAGTTATTGGTTGTTTTGACCAACCATACTCTGGTTTTAATTTACCTGTAGTTGGATCTTTTATGTTTTTTGTTAAATCTGCAAAACCAAAATTTCTTTGCAGCCCAGTAAAATACTCTATAAAATTTCTTTCCATTTAGCCCTTTGTATTGTGATGTGGGCAATTGCTTGCCCACATTATTTTAACGAAACGAATTAGAAGTGAGCTTCAGATCCTTTTTCAGATCCATTACTCTCACCGTGTTTCACTATAACGTCTCCTTTAGAAACACTTTCAGCGAATGATTTAGCTTGTTGGTATAAAGATGCATCCTCTACAGGACCTACTTTAGTAACCTCCCAACCAAACCAAGTGCCTTTATCATTTGACTGTTGAACTGTTCTTAATTTATATACATGACTAAAAGATGCTGGAGTAAATAATCCATTCTTACCTTTCATCTTTGTTCCTGTTATCATGCTATTCCATTTTCTACTTATCTTTAGCTGCGTTGATTTCATAGCAAGTAAAGCTGTAGTTGGAGTTTGACTACAAACAATTAAGAAATAGCTTGCAGTTCTTTCAACATAATTACCATTTGATAATCTGTCTTTGAAAGAAGCATCTCTTTTTGTTTTAGTCATTATATCACTTGATGATGGATGAATTCCAACTGGAGCGCCAGAACCTTCACCTCTTTCCTGCCATTCAATATATTCTAATTTGTAATGACATGGTAAAACGTTAATTCCTTTTTCACCATCAAATAGTTCTCCAGTTACAGAGTTGTAAATCATTCCAGGTTCTGCACCTTGAACATATTTACCATCTCTCTTGTTAACTTCTGGAGATAGTTGTCCTAGTATTTTAAGAAAAGGTAATGCTAGATCTTCATGACCTATATTACCTAGACCTTTATCTGCATCTTCTTCAAAAAGACTAACAGCTAAAGCTCCCGCAGCTACTTTCTCAGCTACTGCATTGGACTTTTTTGTTCCTTGGTCCATTGTACTTTGTGCTTTGTTCATGTTTATTTCCTTATTATTTTGGTTCTGTTTCCTGCGAACACGTTAAATAGATCAGAGGGCATATCTTTCCCAGCTTCGATACGCTCTCTGACCAATGCTTTGAGAGTCATGGGTTCAACCTTTAATTTCTGGGCGGGTTGATATCCATTCTCTGCCGCAAGGTTTGCATAAGCAATTGCCTTGTTATCTTCGTTGCGACCAAAAGAAACGGTAACCTCATTTTTAATAAGATCACCTAAGCCGTTTATACGAAGCCAGTTAAATGCTTCTTCTTTCCTTTCAGGGGAAATTGAAGCACCGTAGATGGGTTTCACTTCTACAGCGGAACCATCTGCTAATTTCAATGTTGAGATATTCATTTCTTGCATCATCGTAGGAATGACATCACCTGAAAGAATATCTGCTTCTTCTTGTAATTTTTTTAAACTGTTTTCTGCTAAAACAATTTTATCTTCAAGGTTTCTTAATTTAATAACTTGATCAGATAAAGACTTTGCATCATTAGCCTGTGTTATTGACTCTGCTTGGTCTATTTCATAGTTTATTGTTGTCATATTTTATCTTTCTATTTGTTGTTTGTTTTCTTTCTATTTTTTTCATTGAACTAATTATAATGTAAAATTATAAATATGTCAAGATGTAGGATAAATTAATTTTCTTCAATCAAGCCTTTCTCAAATAAATTAATTTCTATTGGATAATAAACTTGTTCTTGTCTATCCCATTTTAATAAATTATATTTACCATTTGTAATATCTGCAGCAATAGAACATGCTACACCTATAATTGCAGGATCACCTGTAAGTAGTAAATAATCTTTTTCAGTATAGTCTTTTAATAAAGATCTTAATTTAAGTATTAAAGGCCCTGGACTCAATACCATTTGAGAATATTCAGGTAATAACACTTTTAATGTACCATATTTAGCTGCACCCATAATATTAAATTTAGGTTGACCAGCTCTAGTTCCAGGTAATTCTTGTATTACGTATACTGTTGAATTCATCTTTCTTTACTTGACAATTAAATTATATATATGATATACTGCATTTTTATAGAAAGATAAAGTAAAATATTATGAATTACAAGTTTAAAACTAAACCATACGCACATCAAATAACTGCGTTAGAAAAGTCCTGGAATAAAGCTCATTTTGCTTACTTTATGGAAATGGGGACCGGTAAATCAAAAGTTCTCATTGATAACATAGCCATGCTTTATGATAAAGGAAAAATCAATGGTGCTCTAATTGTTGCTCCAAAAGGAGTTTATCAAAACTGGTTTGATATAGAAATTCCAAACCATATGCCAACACATATAGAAAAAAAGATGGTTTTATGGAAAGCATCTTTTATGAAAGGTAATGAAATAGTATCTAAAGAAGTGGATGCATTGTTTGAAACAGGAACAGATCTTCATATTTTAGTTATGAATGTAGAAGCTTTATCTACAAAAAATGGAGTTACATTTGCAAATAAATTTTTAAGTTGTCATGAAACTTTAATGGCAATAGATGAATCTACTACTATTAAAAATCCAGATGCTATTAGAACAAGATCTATTGTTCAATTAGGTAGATCTGCAAAGTATAGAAGAATATTAACTGGATCTCCTGTTACCAAATCTCCTTTAGATTTATATAAACAATGTGAATTTTTAAATGAAGGTTTATTAGATTATACTTCTTACTACGCTTTTAAATCTAGATATTCTGTTTTAAGAACAGCAAACTTTGGAGGTCGTTCAGTTCAAATAGTAGTAGGTTATAAAAATTTAAATGAACTGTCAGAAAGAATAGAACAGTTTTCTTATAGAGTTTTGAAGGAAGATTGTTTAGATTTACCATCTTATTCTTTTACAAAAAGAATTATTCAATTATCAAAAGAACAACAAAAAATTTATCAATCTATGAAACAATTAGCTTTAGCACAACAAAATGGTAAACTTATGACAACTGCTACTGCCCTTGTTCAATTAATGAGATTACATCAAATTACTTGTGGTCATTTTAAATCAGATGATGGAACTATACAAAAAATTAAAAATGAAAGACTAGATGCTTTGATGGATATATTAAGTGAAGTAGAAAACAAAGCCGTTATATGGGCACATTATAAATATGACATTGAAGTAATAGTTGAAGCAATTAAAAAAGAATATGGTCCCGATTCTTATGTTACTTATTACGGTGATACACCAAGTGAGATTAGACAAAACAATATAAAATTATTTCAAGATGAAAATAGTAAAGTTAGATTTTTAATTGGAACACCACAAACAGGTGGTTATGGTATTACACTTACTGCAGGTAATGTAATGATTTATTATTCTAATGGTTATGATTTAGAAAAAAGAACTCAATCAGAAGCCAGAATAAATAGAGCCGGACAAAAAAGAAAAATGACTTATATTGATATTATTGCAGAGGACACCGTAGATGAAAAAATAGTAGATGCCCTCCGCAAAAAAATAGATATCGCTTCTAAAGTAATGGGAGAAGAATTAAAAGATTGGATTTAGATAACCAATCATTCTCGCATGGTGTATAAGGTATCATTACTTTACCTCTACTTTAACACCTTCAACTTCTTTTGGTTTTTTAAAACCAAGTTTAATTTTAAGTAAACCATCA